TGATTAGACCTGAATTTTATGGTAAAATTCATCTGTCTGATTTAAACTTAGTGTAGTTTAAACGATAACCTTATATGGAGACTGATTAAGTTCAGTCTCCATATTAACTAGGAGAAAAAAAATGGCTAAATTGTCAAAAACTCAAGTTACATATAATGGAGAATCGTTTGAATTAGGTTCAGAAGAAGCTAGAATTATCTACACTGCTTTAAAAGCATTAAATGATGGTACTGCTAAGACTGATGGTGTTGGATTATCAAATAATTCGTGGGAGACAGGTAGTGATTCCACATCATTTTTATTTGGTGGTGCAGCTGCAGCTAAAGAAGTTACTTTCAATAATGCAACTGCAGGTCAATTATACTTAACCTCTTCAAATTCAGTATCTGGTTCAGGTGCTAATGCAGGAAGAGATTGGGTTGTAATGATGAAAAGATAACTTAGAATCTACGATTCTTAAAAAATAAAGAGAGGGATAGTTTATTCTATCCCTTTTTTTTATTATTTTAGATATTTATATATGAATAGAAATCTGGAGTATATAGATGCCAAAATCACAATTTGTTTACATAGACCCAACAATATCAACCTCGGCTAAAGGTGATACACCATTTGGTCTTTATGATGCTGATGCTACCTTTGTATCAGAATCGGTTGAGATATGTAAATATGTAGCTAAAAAATTAGGCCACCCGGTAATGCAACTAGAAATACCTAGTTCATCTATGTATGCATGCTTTGAAGAAGCAGTATCAGATTATTCTACATATATAAATAATTATAATATAAGAAATTGGATGTGGAATCATTACTCTAATTCAGATAAAATTTCAGGTTCAATGGGTACTGGTTCAATAAGTCCGACCAGACCAGTTGGAGGAAGTGCATTTTACTTATCTGATACATATGGAACATTTGCAAATGTAGGGGGAGATACAACTTTACATTCAGGTTCAGTTTCATTAACAGGTAAACAAGTTTATAATTTACCAACAGAAGCATCATTTTCAGGAGCAGACCACTCATCTAAGACATTAGAAATACAAACCGTTTTTAATTACGGGCCATCTGCTATAACAAGATTTTATGACCCGTTCGCAGGTTCATTTGAACAAAGAAATATGTTAGATTCATTCGGATTAGGTGGTTCAGCTCCAGCAGTTTCTTATGTAATGAGACCAGTTTCTCACGATATTACCAGAGCCGCGGCTATTGAAACAAACGATAAGATTAGAAAATCAAATTATTCTTTCGAATTAATAAATAATCAATTACGAATATTTCCAGCTCCTTCGATTAATGACAAGGGTACAAAAATTTGGTTTAGTTATTATTTAAGAGAAGAAAGAGTTGATTTAACATCATCTTATACACAAAATAAAACTACAGACCCAAGTAATGTACCATACAAATTTATTACTTATCAAGAGATAAATGCATCTGGTAGACAATGGATAAGAAGGTATACATTGGCTCTTACAAAAGAATTGTTAGGTATAATAAGGTCTAAATACTCAAGTATGCCAATACCAAATGGAGATGTTACTTTAGATGGTGAAAGTTTAAAGGCAGAAGGACGAGAAGAAAAAGCATTATTAGTAGAAGAGATAAAAGAATTTTTAGATTCAGTATCATTAACAGAAAAATCAAGAGCGGAAGCTGAAGAAGCTAATGCACAACAAGAAGTATTAGCTAAAGCTCCACTTAAAATATACATAGGATAAATAAATGTCAAGAACAGGACCATTTTTTTTACCACAAAAAGAATTTGATTTAATCAATTCAATGAACGAGGAGTTGATAGATGAGATTGTTGGGCAATCGGTAGATGTATATAAGTTAAGCATTGATAATACAGAAGAAAATATGTATGGTGAATCAACAACAAAATATTATGATGTTGGATTCAGAGTTAATTGTTTACTTCAGTATAATGAACCAGAGATTACACAAGATGAATTTGGTGTTGATGTATCAGGTGATATTGAAATGTTTTTTCAAAGACAAAATTTAGCAAGTGGTTCTCTTAACTTTTATCCTGAAGTTGGTGACATAGTAGATTGGAATGATGCTTATTGGGAAATTAATGGGACAACAGAACCACAACTAATTGCAGGACATCCTGAATATAAACATCAAATAAAAGCTACTGCACATAGAGCAAAATTATCATCATTGCAAATTGAAGAAAGACCAAGATAATGGCTATACAACAAATAAAAACAAAAAGAATTATTAAACACGATGTTAGTAATCCTAACTTTAAAGCAGACCCTATAAAAATAAAACCAGAACCAGTTATTAACGGAAATAGTATAGAAAATAATGACAAGGGTGTGTATCAAGGTAAAACAGAAGTAGTAAATAATGTGTATGGTGAAGATATGAAAAATATGATGACACAAATGTTAGGAAAAATAGATAATATTAGAGTTAAAAATGGTAATATAAATATATATGATGAATCTATAGAAGTTGATATAAAAAGAAATGTGTTCTTATCAAAAGCAGATGACTCGAAAGTTAAAATTGATAATGTAAAAAAAGGTAAAGTAAACAATAAAGTAAATAAATTAAGAGCATTGAGACGAAATGGCAATTAAACCTATAAATAATAAATCTTTAATGAGTAGCCAATTAGTAAATAGAGGTACTCAAACCTCTACTAAAGATATAAATGGTCGTGCAGATTTACAAAGGTCTGGTGATGCTAATAAAGCAATATCATTTACACCTGGTAGTAATTTATCTAAAAATTATGCTGTTACATTAAAAGATATAGATGGTTCAATAATGAATTTTGTAAAAAATATTATCAGACCTGTTATTAAAGATAATGGTGAAACTTTTAAAGTTCCTATTGTATATGGTAACGAAGAAAGATGGAAGTCAGCTAGAAAAAGAGGAGTTCTAAGAGATAAAAACGGTGCTTTATTATTACCTATGATGATGTTTAAAAGAACAGAAGTATCTAAGAATACAGATTTATCTGTTGGTATGGAACACGATTTAAGAAGAAACGGTAACGAAATGGTAGTTGGTAGACAATGGTCAAAAACAAACAAATATGACAATTTTGCTGTATTACAAAATCAGTTACCAGTTTATGAATATTTAGTTACTACGGTACCTAATTATGTTAATTTAACTTATGAATTTGTATTATGGACAAACTTTATAGAACAAATGAATCCATTAATTGAAAGTTTTATTGAATTTAATAATCAATATTGGGGAGATGGATTAGACACAAAATTTTATTCATTACTAGATTCTATATCAGATGCTTCAGAGATGAATCAAAACGGAGAAAGATTTATAAAAAGTAATTTTACGGTTACTACTAAAGCATATCTATTACCAGAAGAATACAATTCAGTAGTGACTAATAAAATCTCTACTTTACAAAATAGAAGAACACCAAGTAAAGTAGTATTTTCAGAAAAATTAATAACTTAACAAAATAAAATGGTGGTTTTACAAAAGTTATATATACTTATATATAGAAGTTAAACAAAAACAAATCTTAATAGATGGAGGGTTATAATGCCAAAAGAAGAAATAAAATTAACAGAAGAAGAAATAACAAAAATAACAGATATTCGTAAGAATTATTTTAATATACAATCTGCGTTAGGTCAAGTAGAACTTACTAAAATAAATCTCGGAGAACAATTAAGAACGATGGACAATCAACACGGTTCAATAACAGAAGAATACGCTAAAACACAATCTGGTGAACGAGAATTAGTTAAAGGTTTACAAGATAAATATGGTGTAGGTTCTCTTAATTTAGAAAGTGGTACATTCGTACCTGCTCCTGAGCAACCAAAACCTACAGAAACAAGTAAATAACTAAAATAAAATACTCGTTTGCACTTAGATTCATATATTTATATATGATGATATTTTTTGGTTATTATCAGCTAAGAAAGAAATTTAAACAATTAAATAAGTAAAACAGGAGAAATAAAATGGCAGAAAAAGTCGTATCTCCAGGTGTATTTACCAATGAGATAGATGCTTCATTTTTACCCGCAGCCTTGGGTGATATTGGTGCAGTAGTGATAGGTCCAACTTATAAGGGACCAGCACTTATTCCAACGGTACTAAACTCCATGGCAGAATTTGAAAACACATTTGGAACTACTTTTAGAAGTGGTTCATCGATATATCAGTATCTAACATCACATACAGCAGAAAACTATTTAAAAAATGGTGGCCCGTTAACGGTTGTTAGAACATCAAATGCAACAGCAGCACAAGCAGTCATCTATAAAGCAGATACAGCTAATGTATTTCCAGATGCATATTCATCTGGTGATGTAAATAGAGTTGCAACATTTGAAACGATAGGTGATGGATTTGTTTACAACAACTTTGGTGGTGTAGCAACTTCGTACACAGACCACTCAGGTTCAAGTAAAATACAAAATAATGTATTGGTATCTGGTTCATCTGACAATTATCAGATTGAAATTTCAGGTAAAAACAATGCAAAAGGAACATTTAACTTATCAATTAGAAGTGGTGGTGATACAAGTAAAAGAAAAGCAGTATTAGAATCTTTTAATAATTTATCATTAGACCCTAATGCTAGCAATTACATTGCAAAAATTATAGGGAACCAAGATATGACTTTAGCAGGGTCAACAACAACTGAACCATATATTCAGCCAAGTGGTGAATTTCCAAACAAATCTAAATATATCAGAGTTAAAACGGTGCACGCAGATACAACAAATTTCTTAACAGAAAATGGTACCGTTAGAGATTCTATTTTAACAGGTTCTTTACCAGCTGCTCAATCTGCTTCATTCGCAGGTGGTACGAATGGTTTATCTGGATTTGATGGCTTTGGAAATGTTGTAACATCATCAGGTGCAAACGGACCATTTGCAAATACTTATCATTTCTATGATAATATTAGTGCTACTAATGTACAAGGTATTAATCCTAATACTGGAATGGGAAAAACTCTATATGAAGATGCTATCTACTTAATGGCTAATGCAGATGAGTATGACATTAACTTAATGTTATTACCAGGTCTTACATTAGAAGGTAATAGTGCTTTAATTAATAAAGCAATTGATGTATGTACAGACAGAGCAGATTGTTTCTTGATTGCAGACCCATTACTATATGGTGGTACCGTTTCTTCAGCAACAACACAAGCAGATGCAGTTGATACTAATTATGCAGCTGTTTATTGGCCTTGGGTACAAGTACAAGATGCTAGAGCAAACGGAGCTTATAGATGGGTTCCACCATCAGTTGTATTAGGTGGTGTTTATTCATTTAATGATAAAGTTGCTCATCCATGGTTCGCACCAGCAGGTCTTAATAGAGGTGGTCTTGATACCGTAATACAGGCTG